GTCCATTCATAGCCCCACCTGGGGCGTGAGATATATTTAATGGGCCATAATCTTGTTGTTTTTTTAATAGGATTGCAGTTAACTGGTTAACTATTGCATCTACATCACTTGGGTTTTTCATCTAATATTTCCTTAATACTAGTATCAAATTGTTCCATTGCTGCTGCTATTTGTATTTCATCTGTAAATTCTTTGCCTTCGCCTACACTGCTAGCGTATATAACTGTAGCCAATAGTGTAATCATACGCATTGAACTTTCTGGGTCATGTTGTATTGTTAAATATATATCTCGTAATGCATTTAATATGTCTAACCCTTGGCCATCTGATATGGCTAGGCCAACCATACGCCTATTTTTTCCTACAAAATCCCAAAACTCTTCATCATTATCCCAAGCATTTTCTGATTCGCTCATCTATCCACTCCTTTCCTTCTTGTATTATGATGCTGTTTACATCATGTCCTTCTGGCATTTGTAGTAAGTTAACATTAGGTAGTTCTCTACTTAACTTCTTACCAAACTCTAGTCCTGCATTGTCACCATCTGCTACTACAATTACTGTTTCAAAGTCATCTAGTATCTTAGAATAAAATGGTTTCCAATTATTAACTCCTGGTATACCAATAGATGGATGTCCAGTCTTGGCTGATAATACAACTGTATCTAGTTCACCTTCTGTCACACATATGTAATTACCTGCAGTTAAAACTGCTTGAGCATTATACATTGTAGTCTTAGCCCCAGGTACACCCATATACTTAGGTTCATCTGGATGGTTATTGACACTTCTAAATCTAATATCAACAACACCTGATGGTGTTATATATGGAATTGCTAGCCTACTTTTGTAGGACTCATGTCCTGGTAATGGTTCTTTAACTATCCCTAGATGAAATTTCTTTGCCTCTTCTACCGAGAGATGTCGGGTTAAAAGATACTCTTCTGCTAGATGAAGATGCTTTGCGTACTCCTCCGTTGCTTGGTAAAGATATGTCCTCTGCGAATTTGAGAGCCTCACTGTAACTACCTCCTTGTCTGTATATAATCAAATCGTAAACATCGCCTTGCACTTCGCAACCAAAACATTTAAATCTATTCTCTTCATAATTAATTGCTGCTGATGCATGTTTGTCGCCATGATAAGGGCACTTCATCTTGCGCCAACCATGCCCCACGGCTGGCAGGGTGGCGCCTATATGTTCTAGGTAGGCAGCAATACTGTGCTTATCCATAACAACAATCCTATCATTTCTTGTTGAAAGTATGTTAATAAAATTAATAGTTCACTTATCATTTAGAATCTTTCTGATTAACTCTATCCATATTTTTGCTGGCATTGTGGCATACCATTCTCCTACATCTCCTTTACCTATTCGTTTATGTATTACTGCACCTGTCCATGCATTATCGTTTTTGATTTCTATTTCTAGTTCTTTTACCCATGCTGATAGGTCTAAACGATAATGATTCTTGACTTCTATTACTACACCGTTAACTCCTGCTATATCACCTTTGTCTAACTGAGAACCTGCAATCCTACGCTCAGCATAAGGGAACCATTTCTTTAACCATTTAACTACATCTGCTTCTGCCTTGGAACCTTTAGCCTTGCGTGGATTACTCATCCCAACTCCTGTTGTTGTAGGTAACGAATCATAACATCATCTAGATGCATAGACTCTGGATTAAATGAAAGAGTTACATAGTTGTTTCCTGTTTGGTCAGCCTTACCATAACGATTCTTAACTGGGGCTACGCACAAAAAGTTATCATCTCCCTGTTTCATCTGCCCGATAGTTAATACCATTGCTGGTATCTGGTTAACTAAACCTTGAACTGCTGACCGTGGTTGGCATGGATAGTTTTCAAATCCTTCCTTGGTATGGTGCAGAACTAAAACTGCAGCATTGGTATCCCTTGCCAAATACTTTAGTTCTTTCATTGCTGCACGCATACCTTGGAATTCTTCGTGTCCATCCATTGCTATGTCCATCAAGTTATCTACAACTATAAGTGTTGGGCTTCTGCCCCATACTGTTTCGAATGCAGATACTTCTTCATCTAAATCTTTAAGTGTAGGTGTAGATTCAAATGACCAGAACAAATGATTGTTTAGTAATAGTATTTCATTTGCTTTTTCTGGGTCTTTCTTTAATAAGTTTTCTGCCATTTGTTGACTCATATTACCTGCCATTGCAATTAAACGCATAGCCATAGTATGAGCATTAGTATCTGCGCTGAAGTAAAGCGTTGGTAGTTTAGTTCTGGCTGCAATTGCTAGTGCAATTGAGGATTTACCTGCACCTGGAGTGCCTGCTATAACTGTTACCTCTGCTCTACGTAATATAATTCCTGCTCTTTCAAATGCCTGAAAGGCAGGGGGCAATGGTTCGCCCCCCACCTCGGCTTTTTTAATTGAGCGTCTAAGTGTTTTCACTTGACCTGGTCTGGAACAAATGTGTTCCATGCTGAATCAGTTGTCTTTAGATAAACATTTTTACATTTATCAAATGAACCTTTAGGTGCTGGGCAAAAATAACCACGATACATTGAACCATCTTTACCTGTTCCTTGTATTGCTGTCATCTTTCCATGTGGACAATTGCGTCCACCAAGCGTAGTAGTTGAATTATCTATTGGACTGATACTGGCGCCTAGTGCTGATGCAACTTGTCCTACTGTCATAGGTGGAGGTATTGTGCCACGAATTGCTTTTTCAAGTTCCATTGTGGCTGATGTAATTGCATCTAATCCTTGAGCAACTATGCTATCTAGTTCTGTTCCGTCACTTGCACGGACTGTTACTAAACTACCTGCTGCTGTCTTGATTGTGATGCTGATTGGTGCTTCTGTGTGAGACACTATTTGTTCTCCTGTTCGAACGGATAGGCTAGACCTTTTTGGTCTCGCCACTTTCTTGCTTTCATGGCAAATTGTAAACCTTTAAAGCCTTCTTTAATATCTATCCACAATAACTTGCATGTGCCTGTCCCTGCAGGTAGATGGATAATGATTGCTTTGTCTTTGTTTACATCACCCCATGTGCCACGGGTTGCCGTTGCACTATCATACGGCAAGCCGTTGGCGTATATAGCCAACTGTATTGAGATATTATTTGGATGGTCTACTCGACCTGTCTTAATATCTGCAATAAATAACTCGCCTTTATACTCAACAACTCTGTCTGGTGTGCCAGCAATCTTGTATTTATCTAACACACTAAACTGTTCTATGAATTTCTTGTTGAGAATTTTAGTTGCTTCTTCATAAGCCTTTATATCTGGTGCCCATTGCGGTGGGACTATACCTAGGTCTTGACCTAAGTCTAATCGTTCAGCAAATGAATGTATGGCTGTTCCTATATTGGCTGCTTTGTTTGCACCTGCTACTTCCATAGCATCTTCAATCAAAGAGTTAACTGCCATTTTATCTTCTTGTGCTGCTGTAATTGATAGAAGTATATCTGGCCGTGTAGTTAATCCAATTGCTGCCATCCGCATTTTCCAAGCGGTTAATGCTGAAGCATCATCTAATGAATTAGCAATTGTAGTTGCTCTGGTATAGGCAATTGGTTTACCACCTGATGGTGGAACTACTAGCGGTCTACCGTATCTATCTCTATCTATCTCTACTCTTGCCATGTTCTCCTTTATGAGTCAGCCCTGAGAAAGGAGATAGCCGAAACCAGGGCTGCTCAAGATTAGTATATCACATACTAGGCTTCAGGATAGCACGACTCTACTATAAGGTCGTCTACCCATACATCACCATCAACTGTTAGGTTGATTTCAAATGCATCCTCAATAATTTCTCTGGCTGCATCTGCATTAGGTGCTTCTATACCTGTAACTGTGGCTGTAATACTTACTGTTGCTGACCATGACTTAGTTAGTTCATCGGCACCTATGTCTTTGAGTAACTCATTGACATCGTCTACCTCACATACTATTTCGTGATGGTCTGTTTCATATCTAGCCTGGAAGAACTCTTTAACATCATACTTAAGACTAAGTAGTTTGCGTTCTAACTGGGCTATTTCTGTTCTATATGCTTCGTCTTTATTAATAATATCTACTAAAGACTGGTGAGTAAATACATAATTGTTACCATTTACCTCAATGGATACTGTTGGTTCAGCACCATCTACTTCTGCATATCTCATCACTCTATCTCCTGTTCTTGGTATAACCACGCATCAAGGTGGTGCCCTTCCACAATGGCGTGGGCAGGCGCTGAACTCTGGCCACGCCAGAATACACCTTCTGGTAGTTCTATTGGTCTATTATAGTTCTCATCATTACATGCTTCAATAGCATGCAAACAAGGTTGTACCATTGTTAATGGTACTGGTGGGTAATGATTGCTTTGCAGATGCATTGCTATCTGTTGGTCTAGCGGTATAGTTGATAACGCTAAATCTTTTGCAAAATTACCACCCATTATTTAACCTTAATAGATGTTTGTATAGGGCTTGCGCCTTCAAGTGCATCACACTCTTGACACCAGTAACCATATAAACCATTAGCAAAAAGTGATTCTGATACTACTCGTTTTTCTTTTCTACATACATTACATTCTTTGATTGCAGATATTATACTCATTATGATACCAACAATTCAAGTGCTCTAGATTTAATGCCATCATTACGACCAGCCATTGTGCTAACTGCAAGGTTCTTGCCTTTAGCATTGTAGTCAGCCCACTCTACAATTGCGTGCCACATACCAAACTCTGTGTTCTGTATGTTCTCTTGTGTAGGTGAGGTTGCATATATATCAAACACTTTTGCTCTGGCTGACATTGCATTTGTATACTGTCTTTTCTCTGGTTTAGATAACATATCGTAAGGAACTTCTTCTATCTTAGAAGGTAATGGAAATACTTTCTTGAAGTAGTTCTTAGCATGTTCATGGCTAGCCTTCTTATCTAGTAGGTAGTTAGCCAAATCTGTATAGTCATTAGCCATATCATAGGTTAGTTGTATAATGTTGGCTATCTCTGATACTGATAGCACTGCATTACTTGTATGATTCAAACTATAAGTATATTTATTTTTGTTCTTGTATATTTTATTAACTTGATTCATACAAAATAGCCGTTCAATTACTGGTTTAATTAGAACTGAACTGCTGCCGTCATGACTAGTTCTGGCTAACAAGAAGGCTGAGTGTGGGTCATTTGCAATAGTCATTTCTAATGGAGTTTCCATTAGCATCCATACTTTTGCACCACCATCATACTCACCTGCTGCTGCATATCTAAGACCACTAGAATCAATTAGGTTATCCAATGCTCCAAATATTTCTGCATTCTGAAATACTTTGTAACGACTACCTACTACACCAATGGCTGATGTTTGTCCATATGGTGTTGTTTTGATAACTGCTTTTTTGTTTTCAATTGGAATATAATCTTTAACCATATTCATTCCGTTTTCACCTGGAACTGTATAGGTTGCAGTCATATCATGTAATGAAACTGTCCAGTCTAGTCCTGCTTGACTGGCTACTTCACTGGCTGATGTAGCCTCTACTGCTACACCTGCTTTGTGCCAGGCTGCTGTTCTAGTTTTGCCGTGTATAACTTCTTTAGTTGCTGTCATTTTCTATCTCCTCTACATCTATAGCATAAATTGTATCTATAACTTTTGGATGTAACTGTTGAGCCATGAATGTAAATTCTTCTGGTGCCCAGTTTGCATCGAATACTCTGCGTAATAATTTTGCTAGTGGATAATCTGGTTGAGCATTTAATACATCAACTAGAATTGAATTAGCATTAAGTATTTGGTTAGTCTGATACAAATATCCAGCAAAGATTGTTGCCAATGGGATTGCTTTATCTTTAACAATAACATTACCAAGTAATGATATGTATTGACCTATATAATCAATGTCTTTTTCTAGGTGTAAACCCATAATAAAATCACGGATTTGTAGGTTTTCATTAGTAGCAATGGCTACCTCTGCTATGTGTGTAGCCGTAGGTATAATCCCATCTGCTACATTATCAACTGCTTTACGAATGTCCTCTACTATACGGACATTTGTATCACGGTCAAATTGATTGTATGTTCCTTCTTGTTTAGTTAACTCATACTTTACTTCATCACGAAGTGCATCTAAGTTATCTAGGTCTATCATTTTATCTCCTTTGTTTGAGGGCGCTCCGCCCCTATTGGCGGCGCCCGATACTATAAATATTGGGCTATTGAATTGTATGTAGATGTAGATACTGATTCATCATCAGTAAGTTTAAGAATACGAAGTGCATTTTCAATTTCATCTACTGTATCTCTGTATGTATGTGCATTCATAACTTCATGCACACGCTCAGGTTCTTGTGGAAAATTTTTGCCACCAGTTGGTAAATCAAAATCAACATTCATGGTTGAGTTCCATGAACGGTAATTGGTGCGTAAATTTTCAGCCTTTGCTACATTATCCATAGCATATTTAACAAGTTCTTTTTGCCATGCTGTATATGCTTTTTGGTATTTGGCTTCTAGTTCATCTTGCATTTTATACTCTGCTTTGATGACTGTTAGCCTGTCCTCTAATGCTTTGATTACCTTTTGTGTAGGTATCTTGACATTGATTGTCCTGCCATTTCCTCTTGCCATATATCTCCTTTGTTTGTTAGTTGGTGAGCAGTTTCATTCGCCGTCATACTCAGGACGAAACGGGAGTTTGGTTTAAAGTCCTTACCCTTCTAGTGGACTATCTACTTGTATCCTTGCAAGTAGAATTTTAGTACCATCCTTTAGCACGCCAATGTGCCCATGCTTTTGATGGTTTGTTGTAGCGATGCTGGATATACTCCAGCCCCCGCTCAATCTGAAGCGGGGCTGGGGTGTGTGGTTTAGTCTTAAGTATCTGGGCTATGCCATATGCAGTAGACTTAGGGTTATCTGCATGTTGTTGCCATCCAGATTCTTTACCCCAAAGTTTTGCTAATGCACGCCACTCAGACTTGTTCCAATGTGGGTATTCCCATTTCATCAACGCCTTGGCGTATGACTTTGCCATGGCTGGTGTCCATAAAGATGTGTTTATACAATTGGCTTGCAGTTGTGTTGCTACTGCTGCTGCGTGTGCTGGACTGGGTAAGAATGGTGTTGAGAATAGCGCTAGTAGCCAACTGAAATACCCTGCTAATAATCTTTTCATCTAATAAACCTCCATGTGATATAGCCAAAGAGTATGAGGAATGTCCAGGTTTGTGATGGCGTGAGGTATGAACTTGCAAAGAATTGTTCAATCATTTCACCCTTACAATCTCTTGGCTATGTTTTATTCCTTTGTCAAAGTCTAATATATACCACTCGTCTGGGTCATCAAGGGCTTCATCACCTGCTCTGTCTATATCTACATGTGTGGTTCGGCGTCTAACTTTGGCCATAATCCACACGGTATGCTCCCATACTGGGGTATCTTCTTCAAGCATTAGGATTCCACTCCAACTTCTCTCGTTCTTTGTCTATTGCATCTTGTATTAGGTCTAGTAATACGCAGTATTTTTCTGGTTCATTGAACAATGGCTGCATAAATGCTCGTGCATATTCAGCCTGAAGTATAGCCATTTTATGCATTGGACTCCTCCTCATTCTTGAGGATGTCATTAACGGTTGGCTCTGGGGCTATCCATACTCTGTCTGTGGCTAGTAGTTCATCATATACATCAAGTAGGTCGAGCATTGCATAGGCAAAAGCCTCTTTGATTTTTAGTAGTTCTTCTCTGGTTCTCACTGCTATCTCCTGTTCTGTTCACGCATGCGTTTGTTTGCGTTTGTAATCTGAACCATAGTTCTATCCATAGTATGGATTACATAAATAGTATACATCAGTGCGCCTATCAATGACAATAGGGCTATCATAATTGCTATCATTGTTCCTGTGTCTAGATACATACATACTCCTATTCGACTCGTAGTTATCCAATGAACCTACTTTGCGGCTCCATAAAATAAAAAAAATTTTTGGTGGCAAGGTGAGGCACTAACCCCACCTTTTACTTAGTTACTTGAACCTCAGTCAAAACTACTTGAGTCCAAGGTTTACGGCGCTCTGAGTTATCCTTTGCTGGAGAACGGTCAAAGCGTGTTGAGTGAACACCAACTGCTGATACAACTTCGAACTCTGAGTTCGAAGCAATCAGCGCTGACAACTTGTCAATTAGTGGTTTCTCGAAAATTACGATTGGAGTAGTAAGGGTTGTGTATTTCTTACCCTGACCATTGT